TCACCCATACTATATTACATCGTTTGAAAAGGTCCCCGGCACTCCCGTGGGCAACGCTCTGCCGGATATCCTGTCAGATATTCAGGAAGCATCCAACGCTACTCTTCGTGCACTGATCAACAATATGTCCATTGCATCCGGTCCACAGGTTGTCATCAGGGACGACATGACCGATGGCAGTCAGGACAGTGATGAGCTGTATCCGTGGAAGCGCTGGCATGTTCAAGGGGACATGATGGGCGGAGCCGGCCAGACTATCAAACCCGTAGATTTTTTCCAGCCGACGATGAACGCACAGGAGCTGTTGGGTGTCTATACTAAATTCGGTGAAATTGCGGATGAGCTATCTGCTATTCCTCGGCATATGTCAGGTGCCAATCCCGGTGGCGGTGCAGGACGAACTGCATCGGGCTTGGCTATGCTCATGGGTAACGCCTCCAAAATCCTCCAGACAGTAGCGGCCAATATTGACCGTGATGTGATGGAGCCGCTACTCATATCGCTCTATGATATGGTCATGCTGACCGATACCACCGGCATTCTTAACGGTGATGAGAATATCCGTGTCATGGGTGTCAATGTCGCCGCCCAGCGTGAAACCCAACGCCAGCGCCAGCTTGAGTTCCTGCAAGTCACAGCGAACCCAATGGATGCCCAGATCATCGGTATCCCCGGCAGGGCGAAGGTCCTTCGATCCGTCGCGAGTGAAATTGGACTTGACGGCGAGGGCATTGTACCCCCAGATGATCAACTTGCGGCCTCGATACAACAAACGCAGCAATCCGGTGTCGCACCACAGCCACAAGGCGCGGGGGGAGGGCAGGCCCCATCTCCGGCGTCACCCGCACCAAGAGCCAACACAGTTCAATAGGAGCATGACATGGTTATGAAGAACAAGCAGCTTTCCATGAAGAAAAGCAAGACGATACCGAACGAAGGCAAAGGCCATATGATGAAGGGCCAGCACACCGGCACACAGAAGCCCGGTGTCACTTCGCAGGAGAAGGGTGCCAGCGGCGGCAAGTTCGCCAAGGGCGGCAGCGCCAAGATGTTCGGCTTTGCCCCGAGCAAGCCGAAGAAGCCGGGAACGACCGGCGTTTAAGTTACCACAGGAGGTAACCATGGCAGAGAATGAAAAGAAGGGTGTGCCCACAGTAACGCCCAAGTCCAAAGGTATTGAGCGGCTTCCGCCCAATACCAAGGCCCAGACAGTAGCCGGCGATCTGTATGACCGCCAGCGCTCGCAGTATTCGAAGAACCCTCCCCCCACGGAGGACCCGTTCTTCGGGTGATGCAATGCAACAGCAACCGCCACACGTAGTCCTAACACAAAGGGCCGCAGCACTTGCTAGGATCGCCCCAGACCAATGGCGTGATTTCCTAGCGGCGCTCGCGGACTTTCGAGACCACCACCGTGAGAACCTAGTCAACTCGCCGTTGGACACACTTCCGGTAAACCAAGGCCGTGCTTCGATATTGACAGCATTGACCAAAAGTTTGCAGGAGTGTGTGCCCAATTCCGAGAAGATGACCAAATAAGGAGCCTTTGAAATGGCATATAAGCGTCAACACCAGAACCTTGCCCCCGTTGATACGGATGTTCAACTCCCTGCTGCCATTCGTGCTGCCGCTGCTCGATCAGCTGCCTTGCATCAGGAAGCCTATGAAACTCCGGAAAACGGGCAGGAACATAATGGGAAAGAGCGGGAACAGGAAGAAACCAAGCCAGCGCCAGCGCAGGAAGAACTCAAAGCGGGAACAGAAGAAGTTCCTGCCCCGACACCTGCTGGTGAGGGCGGCGAAGACTTCAGGCATATGTATCTTTCCATGAAGGGTCGCCATGAAAAGCTGGAGGAGACGGTGCGCCAACTTACTCGCCAGCTAGGCGATCTCAGGGCAGACAATGAACGTCTCGCCCGTCAGCCGGCACCGGTCCCTGTGGCCACGCCGGAGAACACTTTCAAGTCCCTCACCAAGGAGGAGCGTGAAGCCTATGGCGAGGACTTCCTCGACGTAGCCACCCGAGCAGCTGCCGAAAAGTTCAGCCCGATCATTGACGGTCTCAAGCAACAGATCGTGGATTTGGGCGGGAAAGTGGAGAGCACGGCGGCAACTGCGTACAATATGCAGACCCTCACCATGAACGAATACCTCACGTCGCAACTGCCGGACTGGAAAAAAATCAACCGTGATCCTAAATTTCTTGCTTGGGCGAACTTGCGTGATCCTTATTCCGGTGCTATACGTTTAGACATGTTGAAGAAAGCCCACGCTTCCGGCGACGCCGAACGGGTGCTGAACTTCTTCAAAGGTTTCCTCAGTGATGAGGCTGTCGCGGACCCCGCAACGACGATCAAGCAGGACCATGTCCCTACACCGGGAAAAGTCCCCCTCGAAAGTCTGGCGGCACCCGGCAGAGCCAAGGCACCGGCAGCATCCGCGCCCCCCGGTGAAAAGGAAACCATCTCACGCGCCCAGATCGCCAATTTCTACCGGCTGGTAAACCAAGGTTTCTACCGGGGGAATGAAGAAGAAAAGAACCGCTTGGAAGCGGAACTTTTCCTCGCAGAGCGGGAAGGGCGGGTAATCGGCTAACCTTCCTTTTTGCTGGAGAGTATCATGGCATTTCCTGTAGCGGGTGCGGGAACAACCCCCCCGATTTATCCTACCGGCTCCGCTGGTAACGGCCTGAAAGCCGCAGGTTTCATTCCTGAAATCTGGTCGGGCAAACTGATCGAAAAGTTCTACGCTGCAACTGTCCTCGCCGCCATTTCCAATACGGACTATGAAGGTGAGATCAAGAACGCCGGCGACACGGTGAAAATCCGTACCAAGCCGACGATTACGATCAAGGACTATCGCGCTGACGGCCTTCTCGAACTGGAGCGCCCGAAGGGTTCCGTTATCGATCTGACCATCGACAAGGGCAAGTATTTCAATACTATCCTTGACGACGTCATGGAAGTTCAGTCTGACCTGAACAACATGTCGATGTGGTCGGACGATGCTTCCGAACAGATGAAGATCGTCATCGATACGGAAGTTCTTACCGGCCTCCTCAATCAGGCGGCGTCCCCGGCCAACCGTGGCGCGACCGCTGGCAAGGTGTCCGGCGATATCAACCTCGGCGTTACTGGCACTCCGCTTGCAGTCGTTCCCGATGACGCCGCCGTTGGTGAAGTTGACGTTATTGACGTTCTCCTTCGCCTCGGCCAGACCCTTGATGAGCAGAACATCCCCGAGCAGGGACGTTGGGCAATCATCCCCACTTGGATGAGCACCTACATCAAGAAGTCGGAACTTCGTCAGGCGTACCTGTCCGGCGACGCTGTCTCGATGCTGCGTAATGGCCGTATCGGCATGGTGGATCGCTTCACCATCTACGTCTCTAACCTGCTACCGCAGGGCGTCGCAGCCGGCCTCGCCGCTGGTGAAAGCGCTGTCTACGCTGGCCATGCCCATGGTCTTACCTTCGCATCGCAGATCAACAACGTTGAAAGCATGCGTTCGGAAATGACCTTTGGTACGATCCTTCGCGGTCTTCAGGTTTATGGCTGGAAGGTCATCGATCCGGTCGCGCTGGCACAGGCCATCGTTACCAAGGCATAAGGTTACCTCCCGTGGTAACTCAATAGGATGGCGGGCCGTTGTGCCCGCCTTTCTTTTATGTTACGTTTCTCGTGATGAGAGAGACCCCCCATGAAGTTTATTCAGGACTACATCAACGCAGCCCGTTTCCAGCTTCAGGACTTAACTGAAGGGTCTTACCGATATTCTGATGATGCCCTTGTATTGGGGCTGGAGATTGGGTTTGACGAAGCCTATCGTATACGTCCGGACATATTTGTAAAAGAAGACCAGCCAGTGCTGGTTGGCCAGCCACTGGACACCACAGTAGTTCCAGCTCCTCGTGGGTATCAGATGGCTTTCATCTACCACATGTGCGGGTGGGTCATGTTGTCTGATCAGGAGGACACGCAAGATGCGCGTGCCGGCGTGTTCCTCAATAAATTTGTGTCCCAATTAACCACCACAGTATCGTGAGGTGATCCATGGCAAAACCTTTTGACCGCCTAATGGATACAATAAGGCCCCATCTCCCCGGCTCGATGGATAATGCTATACGGCAGGAGCTGTTTGCAGTTTGTGAGGATTTCTTCACCAACACGAATGTCTGGAAAGAAACGCTGGATTTTGTTCTTCCAGCCAACACCAAAGAAGTCGAGATCATGCCGTATACCGGCAGGATTGCCAGACTGATTTCGGTGACCAAGGATGACATCCCGGTTAATGGCGTCATTCTCACGGACCCTGTGCAGGGAACGTTGTTGTTTCCAACGGAGGGACCGGACGCTGGGGACTATGTCGCTCTTGTGTCGTTGACGGTATCCGATCCCATCAGCCGTGATGCATACCCCATTGTTCCCGTCGATCTTATGACACGCTTCTGGAAGGATATCATGGAGGGAACCGTTGCCAACATGATGGCCCAGCCAAGCAAGCCTTACACCAATCTGGCGCTGGCAGCTTACCACCAATCCAGATACAAGGGTGGCACTGCTCGCGCCCGCAATGCACAGCTTGCGGGCAACACCAAGAATTCACAATCGTGGGCGTTTCCGCAATCATTCAATCGAAGGAGAATACAGTGAGTGTAAACTATTCCAACGCTATAAAGACTGCTCGCTCTGCTGTTGTTATCACTGCTATTGGATCGGCGGGGGTACTAGTTATTGGCACTAGTTCGCTTGCTGGTGGCGCGGGTGGTGTGCTGGCATCCATTCCTCTTGCCAACCCATCGTTTACCAATGTAAATGGTGTTATGACTATGGCTAGTGCCCCTCGTACTGTTAACGCTTCCGGCGCAGGTACCGCAGCCAAAGCGGAGATCAGGGACAATGTTGGTACAGTTATTCTCGATGGTTTAACAGTAGGGACATCCGGCACGGATGTTATTATAAATTCTACGTCTATTTCAGTTGGCCAATCTGTTCAGGCAACTGTAGGCACAATCACTCCGACTTCATGATTGGAGCCGGGAGATGGCTGACGAATACACATTTCAGTCAGATGCATTTCAAAATGATGCATTTCAGACTACAAATCTCGCCAGCTTTACTATTGCTGAAGGTCCGGATGTTGCAGCATTCAATGTAGCATCCACTACGCTTCTTACCTTTGCGGTAAATGAAGGCCCCGACCTAGCCAACTTCAATGTCATATCCAGAACCTTTGTAAGTTTTGACATTGCCGAAGGTCCGGATGTTGCCCAATTTAATATAACATCAAGAACGTTTGTAAATTTTGCTGTAAATGAAGGGCCAGATGTTGCCCAATTTAATGTACTGACAGGTGCTCGTTTTATATTCAATGTGCATGAAGGTCCGGACATTGCGAATTTCCGAACTTTCGCTGGGTATTTCACATTGGGGGATGCGGACTATATTATCATACAACCAGAAATAAGCACCATTACCATACAGTCTCCCATTGACAATGGTTTGGTGCCGTTAGCCGCAGATGCTGCCAATTTACAGGATGAACATCAGAGAATTGACGTGGATCAGACACGTGGAACCAGAAGGACAGACCAATGAGGATCGGCAAATTCAGGAAGGCATCCGCTGATCGCAAGCGGTATGTTGTAGATTATGAAGACTGGCTAAACGAAGGCGAAACTATTATCTCTGTGCAAGCACTAGGTAACGTTCCTGCTGACAATTTTTATGTTGATGGATATGTAGTAGACGCGGGTGGCCTACAGGTGGTATTCTTCGTCAGCGGAGGGGTAGATGCCCATTCATACGATGTTACTGTGACAATCGTTACATCACTGCAACAGGTAAAAGAAGATTTTGTTACCTTCGTGGTAACGTAGGAAAGGTCACACGATGGCAATCTCTCTCAAGCACAAGTTCCAGTCTGCCAAGTCAGACGGTGGTGATGCTTCACTTGTTCGCCCTTCAAACTGGAATGATGAGCACGACATTACATTGGCAGCTTCTCGATTGCTGGGGCGTCACTCTGGCACAGGTGGGGCGGCACAGGAAATTTCTCTTGGGTCTGGTTTAACATTCAACAGTGGTGTTCTGGATATCGATTTTACTGTGCTGTCTGCTAAAGCTGCTCCGTTTGTCGGAGCTGACAGAGTGCTTCTGATGGATAGCGCGGCGGGTAATGCATTAAAATATGTAAGCCTAACTGACCTGTGGGCTCAGGCTAAATGGAGAACATTCCCCATTGGTGGATGGTATATGGTGGATACATCCAAAGCAGGTGTAGAAGTACCCCCTATAACTGATACCGACAGTGTGTGGGTAAAACTGACGGCGGGCTTGACAGGTGCGGGCTTGTTTAACAATGGAAAGCTTACTACAGAAACAATAAGTGGTTCCGGTCCCACAATGACAGCAACCGCTGTTGTTAATGTTTCTGGTTCTCCTATTAATGGCCAAACCATTCAACTTCTTAATACAGAAAGTCGTGTCCTTCGGCCTTCTACTTCACCCGGTGCAGTGCAGAAC